TCGTGGCCCTGTATATGCTTTTCCTACTATTATACAAGGCGGCACTATTACCTCAGGGAATGGCACTGCTATAACTCTTCCAACATCTTTACCTGTGGTAGAAAATTGGGATGCGGCCAACATAGAAATTGAGATTTACAGAACGATTGACGGCCAACAAGATCTTTTCTTGGTAACTGCTGTTTCTTTGGGGACTTCGAATTACACGGATGAAACCGAGGATGCTACACTCGCCACAAGTTTAGCTCTTTACACAACGGGCGGCGCTGCTTCAAATGATACGCCCCCAAAATGTAAGTTCGTACACGTTGTAAACGATACGGCTTATTATGCACATCTTCGCATAGGAATAGACGATGAATCTTATTTAGTCAGACAATCCATTCCTGGCGATCCTGATTCAGCCCCGGCAAGTTTTTTTGCAAAGGCAGAGCAAGAGATAAAGGGTTTATCAAGCATTTATGATAGAGGCATGGTTTTTTGTGAGAAGTATGTTTATAGGATTGATAATATAATTGACGACTTAGGCTTAGGCTCAATGGATCTTCGCCGTATTGATGACAGAGCCGGGTGTGTTTCTCAAAACTCTATTATACAGACCCATAAGGGTATTTTTTGGGCTGGGGAAGTTGGGTTTTATTGGTCCGATGGGTTTAAGGTTCAAAAGATCTCTGATAATTTAAACGAATCATACAGGGCTTTTGTAGCCAATGAAGCCAGAAAAGTACGCATTGTAGCTACCTATGAGCCTGCAAATGAAAGGGTCATTTGGGCTGTAAGTAAAGAGGATGGGTCGAATGAGCCTGATATTTGTTATGTGCTAGATCTTAAGTGGGGTATTAGCCCACAGTCTTGTTTTACCACTTTAAGTGGCGGAGATTTTTTCAGGCCCACAGCACTGGCTGTAAGCAACAATAAAATATATCGAGGAGATACTAGGGGCTATGTTCTAGAACACTCTGACAGTTACTTTACGGACCCCAAGATTGATACAGGTAAAGCCCCTGCGGATTGGGATGAGTTAACAATCATTCACCAGTATAAATCATGCTTCCTAGACTTTGGTTCTAAGTTTATGAGAAAGTTTGTACCTAGAGTGTTAATTTCTGCTGCGAACACTACAAATTTATCTTTAGCGGTTACATCTTCGAATGATAACAACCGGGTTGTAGGGGATTTAGCCCCTATACTTTACAATAGCAATATAACATGGGGGGCAGACTTACCTCTTTGGGGGACTGTTTCAGCACAATGGAACTTCCAGGGGTTAATTGAGGAGTGGAGGCGTTTTCCTTCTAAAGGTTTACGTTGCCAATATAAGCAAATTCAATTCACAAATGCCATCGTAGAAATTGTAAACTCTGAATTATTAGGGAATGCCGTTGTCGATGGGTCATTAAACACGGCGACTGTTGGGGGTACTGCGAAGTGGCCAACGCAAGCGGTAGATTACTATGTATCGTTTGCAAATGATGGCTACACAGCACAGTATTTAATAACTTCACGCACTGATACCACAATTCAATTCAACGACGCCACAAATTCGGCCCCTACGGGAAGTTTTGGTTGGGTCATAAAAGGTACACCGAAAGGTGAGGTGCTAGAGTTAAATGGTTATGTTTTCCATTGGGAATACCTATCGAAAACACAAACCCCTTACAGTGGAGGAAGTGTTGCGGGATCTAGTTCATGAGCCAAACGAACAGCCTCGACCTACTCCTTAAGGAGATTGAAGACAGATATGTTCAAGAAAACTTTTACCGTCTTAAACTATATTTGGAGCGCCTTGATACTGCTGGTGGAGATATCACTATCATTCAAGGTGGCGGTACTACTCCGGCCCCTACAACTGCGGACCAAATTAATAAAGTCATGGGATGTGCAATCACCACGGGTGTCGGGCAATGGGTGTTACAAAGTTTATCTGCAAATAATTTCGCGGAGCCCGCTCCTGATAACCTTACCACTCAGCCTGTTATCGGTATTGTCATTGATAAACCAACGACTACGACGTGCACTGTTTGTCTTATTGGCCTTGTCTCAACGGCCCTGGCAAGAGGTCGTGTGTATCTTAGTGCGACAGGTGTCGGGAGTAATAGCTCCCCTGCAAGTGGCTATATGCAGAAACTTGGTATATCATTTGGAGACGGTACTATGTTCGTTAATCCTGAAACCACAAGGATTAAGCGTATATGACTAAGATAAAAAAATTAACAAAAATAGAGGCTCTAGAACTTGAGAATTATTTTCTAGAGACCGAGATAATAAAACGAGATCTAGACATAGAAATACTTAAAGATCTGGGCCTTGGTCTCCGAGAAGAGATCAAGAAGTACCAGATAAACGAAATACGCTTAGATAGGTCTTCAATAAAAGCGCACCAAAAGACATTGAAAGAGAAGAAAGAAAATTTATCTTCTCAACGTGAAGTGGTCTTAACTAAGATTAAAAAGCGTCTTGGTCTCAAGGGTGCATTTGGTTTTAACCCCGACACGTTGGAAGTAACTTTAAACGACGATAAGGGGGTTAAACATGGCGAATAGGAAATTTCTATACGTTGACGCAAATACAGAGGTGGCCGAAGAGGTTTCATCTGTAAACACGTCCGCAGGTGCGGGCGATGCTGGGAAACTGGCAACATTAGATGCAGGCGGTGAGTGGGATGCAACAATGCTTCGACTCGCAGACAATACCGTAGTCAATGATCTTGACGGTACAAACGGTGTTAAGTTTATCGAGGCAATGGATCTTTACAACAATGGTGCAAGCCAGGGTGCAAAGATTCTTGGTGGCGATCCTGCGAACATTCCACAATCATCTGCCACAACAATCCAAGGGATATTAGATGACCTTGCGGCTGTACTAGATACAGTTGACGGTGTTGATGTTCCGGCGGGTACTGGTGGAGTAACTAAGGGTGACTTAGTTTATGTATCGGCCAACGATACTGTACTTCCACTTAACCCAATTACTGGTACAGACTACGCCATAGGTTTGGCGGCTGCGGATGCGGCTGTAGGTGTGGATTGTCCAATTGTTTCAGGCGATTATGTTCTTACTGGTGTACTTACAACTGCTACGGCAGGGACTAAATATTACTGGGATGGGTCGGCTCTTACGACTACGGCGCCTGCGGGTTCTGGGTCAAGAGTTTGGTATTGCGGAGTCGCATTAAATGCTACTGATTTAGCAGTAGATGTTGAGTACATTAAGAAAAACTCTTAATGATTATTAGAAGTTGAACACGGGCTTCGGGGTAGTCACACTCCGAAGCTTTTTTAAGGACTACGGATGGGATACGGAGATAAAGTCAAAGTCTCTATTTTAGAGACAAACGGAGTAGATAATTTCGACGGTGCCGAAGAGCGCGAGTTAACCGCCGATATTTCAGACTTTGATAACACTGGTACAAGTATTCGAGCCATCAATGTTTCGGATATTATTAAAGAGCTTAGAAAGCAGGTCGTCTTTGACCCAGAGTACATTACAACATCTCTCGACGGCACGACAAATTTAGACTTTAATAGCGCGACCCTTCAAATTATACAGGGCACAGCTACAGGGCATTCTCTTGTATTACCGGATGCGCTCACTATTTTTAACGGAGCAAAGTACGAGATAATTAACGATTCCAATGAAGACATTAGCATTAGAGACAACGACAACAATCTCCTGGCGATATTAAACATAGGGCAAGGTGCCGAAGTTATCCTTGAGGACAATGCTCTAAACGAGGGCTCTTGGTTTATTGGGGTTCAAGATTTTACAGCTACAGGTATTACAAACTACAAAGTTTCTTCTAACACGCTATTCATTACCACTTCGCCTACTGACGACCTTATTACAGGTTTCACAGTAACCCCTCTTTCCGGTACTTACGCTGTATGGTTTTCTGCTGACATTACTATCACGCAAAACAACCGTGATGCTGAGTGTGTGGTTTACAAAGGCGGGTTTGAAGTAGTAGATACTAGACGACGGGTGCAAGGTGTTGGCTCTAACTACAAGGCGTCTTTTCAAACTCTTGGCGTTGTAACAGTTGACGGTATAGAGGCGGTAGACATTCGTGCAAACATAAGCTCGGGTAGTTTAGCGGTCGGCGGTCGTACAATTGTATTAGTGAGGCTTGGATAATGGCTGAAAGAAACTTTACAAAGACAATAAACTTCCTCGGTGTGTTTAGCGACCAATTGAAAGAAGACGTTTCTGTGGGCCCCATTTACGACAAGTGTAGATTACTTGGTAATCAACTTACTATTATTTTGACCCAGGAGCCTTCGGCTCAACAAGATACGGATCTCACGTCCTTTATAAATGGGTTCGTAGACGCCCCAACGCTTGAAGAACAAATGGCTTTATACCTGGAAAAAGATGTGGATAAATTTGTAAAAGAAATGATCTACGAATTTGCAGCAGAAAATATTGCCATGGGTATTACTCAAGCGGGAAAAACAAAAGCTGTAGCCGATGAGTTAAGGGACCTAAATTATTACATGAGATCTTATAGTTTATACGAAGTAATGGCTGAAATTGACCGTTTAATTGCCGCAGGGATTGACCCGACCTTGGCTCCTTTTATGACTGACGCCAGGATGACTGATTTTAAGAACAAAATAGCGGGGTTTTTAGCATGAATATTAAGTCAAAAACGGCCTGTTTTACCCTCATTTCGGTGCTTATTTTCTTCATTTCTTGGATTGGGTACGACGTGTACGCAATTTTAGAGGGGGGAACGGAGGCAAGCATTAGTTATATGATGTTTGAGTGGTCGTATAAATACCCGATTTTTACGTTTACCTGTGGCTTTATCCCTGGGATTTTGGTCGGGCACTTCTTTTGGAGAATCCGTGACACACGGGGCACGAAGTTAATTTCTGATAACTCACGAGAAACCGTTGATAGCAATGAGCATGGGAGCTAGTATGAAGACAAGGGGATATTATGGCCGTTAGGAAATATTGGACATTAGATCAAATAAGAGCAAAGATTAATCGCGACTTGGATCTCGAGGCCGAAAACTTTATTCGTACAGATGAAATGATTGATTACATCAATGAAGGCATCGACGAATGTGAGGCTGAAATTCATTCCCTCTATGAAGACTATTTCTTAACTCGCACAACACTAAACCTTGTGGCTGGGCAAGAGGCTTACGACTTACCCGAAAATATCTACGGGCATAAAATAAGAAAAGTCACTTACAATAATACATCGTCTATTTATAAAGTTCGCCGCATGAAAAATTGGCATCGCTTCGAGCAGTACGAAATTGCAAAAACTTTTGAAACAAGTGACCTTTATCAATATTTAATTTTGAATGAAACTATTGGAAACCCACAAATGATTATCGTGCCTAAGGCGCGTGATACGGGGCCTATTATTGAAATTTGGTATATTCGTCAGGCGAACCGTTTAGAAAATGGCACTGACATTTGCGACATTCCTGAATTTGTGAACTTTGTATTTCAATATGTAAAAGTTAGATGTTATGAAAAAGAGATACACCCTAACGCTGGGCAAGCACGCATGGACCTGCAAGCACAGCGGAGTTTGATGCAAGCAACATTACAAACGGCTCAACCTGACAATGAGAATGAAATTGAAATGGACATGAGTTATTACGAGGAGATGAGTTAAATGGCTTTAGGCGACAATAATAAACAACAACAATATCAGTTAATTGACCCGCAACAATATCAGGACATGATGAAGGACGTAAAAAAATACGCGGGCCGTCCGGATCGCCCAGAGTTCGAGTCCATGCTTGGTCCCGAGGGGATGATAAAAGAGCAGTATCAGTTACAAAATAATTTGGACCCAAGGTACTTGGAGCAAATGCGACAAGACGGTTTAAGGCAGCCGGGTGAGCAAAGCCAGTGGCGTAAACTTATGGAACAAAAAGTCCAAGGGCAAGCGGGTCAAGCCATGGCAAATGCTCAAGGGCAAACTTCTAATGCTATGAGTAACATGGCTATGAAGGGCGGACTTCGAGGCGGCGCTGCTGAAAGAATGGCGGGTCGTGGTGCCCAACAAGCTTTGCAAGCAGGCCAAGGTGTTTTGGGTCAACGGTTGGGTCTTGATATCGCAGATGAACAAATGCGTGGCCAACAGTTAGGTGCATTGGGGCAAGCTGAAATGGGAGCCGCAGGTTTTCAAAGAGCAGGCGACCAATTTAACATTCAAAATTCTCTTAATGATGTTTTACAAAAAAGAGCTTCCGATATTAACGCTTATAACGAGGAAATGCGGGCATGGGCTGCTGAAAGAACAGCGGCCTCCACTCCCTCAAGTGGAGGCGGAAAGAAGTAATGCACACCGAAGTCAAAAAAATTTCAGGGGATGAGTGGCGGCTTATGGCTGCAAGTGCTCATTTAGTCTGCTTTAATGAGAAGATTGAGCCTGATTTTAACAACATTGACTTCGCTCTTTTAAACGTAAGAGGGGATGCACCTCTTAACTATTGCACTGTACGAGAGCTTGATAAAGAGTCATGCTACTGGCAATACGGGGGAGCCTTTCCTAGTAGCAAGGGGACTGTGCAAAGTTACTTAAGCTATAAAAGAAACGCCGAGTGGTGTTTGGCTAATGGTTATAAAAGAGTCACCACTTATATTGAGAATACAAATTTACCTATGATTAAGATTGCCCTTAAAGTAGGCTTTAAGATCATTGGAACCCGTATGTTTAAGGGCTCCGTATTAGTAGAATTTTTATTGGAAAAGGTTGAAGATGACTACAAGTATGACGGAAAATAAACAAGACGAAATAGCTCTTCGTGACGAGCGACGCGAAGGTATTTTAGAGCTTGAAAAAGAAATGGCTGAATACCCCCAGCTTGATCTTCCTGTTAAGCATCACTTTTCAAAAGATCTTTACGGTAGAGAGTTACTTATCCCCGCAGGATCTTTAGTTGTAGGCAAAATTCACAAACACCAGAGCTTAAACATCCTGGCGTCGGGGACTATTTCTCTTCTTACAGAAGAGGGCACAAAAGAGGTATCTGCTCCTTATGTGGTCGTATCAAAACCAGGGATAAAAAGAGTGGGCTATGCCCATACGGATTGCGTTTGGATCACAGCCCACGCAACACAGGAAACGGATTTAGAAAAAATAGAGGACGAGGTTATAGCAAAAGACTATGGCGACGTTTCTTCACTTACAGAAAATGAACTTAAACAAATTGAAGATATAAAAAGGGAGTCATCATGTCTTGGATAAACGTAGGTGTTGCTGCTGCGGGCGCTGTTAAAGGTGGCCTTGATGCAAAAGCCGCAAATAAAAAAGCAAAGTCACACGATAAATTTAGAAAGCAAGCCATTGCTATGTCTCCTTGGAGTGGAATGGGTGACCCTGGTGCCGCACAAGTTGGTAACACTGACATGATGAGTGGAATGCTTGGTGGCGGTATGCAAGGTGCTATGTTAGCACATACTGTGAACCCAGGTGGCTGGGGTGGAGCCGCAGGTGGAATGACCACTGCTCCCGCTGGCGCAACAGCGGGGACCAATGCTTTAGGTGGCTCCGACATGGCGGCTAAACTTGGCCAGCAAGGTGCGGACTTTTCTGCAAGTATGCCCGCAGCGGGTGCAGGTGGACAAGCAAGTGCCGGTGCACTAGGCGGAGCACCACAAACTCCATGGGCAGGAATGAGCCCGCAAGGCACAAAACACATGATGGCCCAACAGCCCATGTTACAACCGCCTACTTTAGGTTCTGGAATGATGGGTCTTAAAGATCAAGCAAGTATGTTAAATGTTTATGATCCTAAAAACATGTTTGGCGGAGGTATATAATGGCAAACGGCGATCCTCAAAATCCAATGGCTCCTATTTTCCAAGTAGTACAGCCACAAAAAAAGGCCCCTATGGGTGAGCAGATTGCCCTAATGCTACAACAAAGAGCCCAAGAATCACCTTTGTTTGAAGGTCAACGAGAAGATATTGCAGAAAACAAAGAGCTACTTGCTAACTTAAAAGCAAAGATGGCTAAAAAGCCCGACAAAAAAATGGGTGTTCTTGCAGCTTTAACGGATATTGTATCGGGGACTGGTAATCAGTTTTCAAAGCTTTACAAAGAATCACAGCCAAAGGATCAAACAAAAGAGCTTATCGCTCTTAAAACTTTGATACGTGCTCAAAACCAAGGCTTAACGGATGACCAGTTAAAATTCATGCAAAACCAAATGGTCGGAATGAACCAAGCTGGTGGCCTCGACCAAGAACTTAAAGCTGCTCGTCTTAAAGCGGAACAGGCAAAAACTAAAAAGCTCGAAGATGAAAAGAAAACGCAAAGTGAGAGCCTTCAAAATGTTGGGAAGATTTTGGTCAGAGATATTGGGATGGCCAAAGATCTTATTGATAAAGGTGGCGCCGCTGTAACTACTTGGGGTGCTCCCATGAGCCTTATCCCTGGAACAGATGCAGATGTTTTACGAAAGCATATTGACTCTGTAAAAGGAAACGTAGCGGTTGACCAATTATTAAATATCAAGCGACAAGGTTCTGGTCTTGGGCAAGTACCACAGAGTCAGTTAGACATGTTATCGACTCTTATGGGTAGTTTGAAACCAACACTTCCGCCAGAAACTTTGAGGCAAAACCTTCAAGATATAGAAGACATTTATTCAGATATTGTAAGAAAAGAGGGGGGAGATCCTTTAGAACTTTACAATAAAAGAATAGGAAAAGAGCCTGCTAAAAAAACGGCCCCTAAACCACCTTCTGTTGGTACAGAAAAAGACGGGTATCGCTTTAAAGGCGGGGATCCTAAAATGCAAAGCTCGTGGGAGAAAATGTAATGGGCGGACCTTGGGAAGACTTTCAAGAAACTGAAACAAAAGATACTGTAAAAGAGGTGGCGGGGCCGTGGTCTGACTTCCAAGAAAATATCCCAATGGGCGGGGAGCGTGGAAGAGACCCAATTACATATAGGTTACAACGAAAAGTAAAAAATGAAAGACACCCAGATGTATCTTTAGTAAGTCGCGCCCTTTATAAAAACTTTGCCGTAAATCCACAACAAGGTCTCGAGTACATGGAGCGGGAGCATCCTGACTTAGAATTTGACCGGGATGAAAAAGGCGACATGATTGTAAAAAGAGCCGACGAGAAAGAGTGGCTAAAAGTGGACCCTGAAAATAAAGCATACAGCCCGGAGCTTATGGATATTGTAGATGTTGGTTACGACATACCTGCGGCGACGGCGGAAACAATGGCGGCCACAGCAGGCGGCGTCGCCGGAGCGACTCTTGGTTTGGGGGGAGGTCCTGCGGCTCCCGTAACTGTGCCTGCGGGTGCAATGGCTGGCGCAATGGGTGCGGGTGCAATGGCAGGTGCCACAACGGAAGGTATCAGACAATCCATAGGTAAAGCCACAGGTGTTGCCAAAGAGTACGACCCCGGAATGATAGGCTGGTCTGCGACTTTTGGTGCAGCAGCCCCTTTACTCCTTGGGACTGGTGGCGCCTCAAAACACTTTTTAAAATCAGGGCTAAAAAAGAAATTGATCTCAGAGCTTGGGGAAGAGGGTGCAGAAAAAGCAATGAAGCAAGTTATCAACGCCCAACGAAGTGTTCTCACTCGTGGTGTTGGGAAAATGGTAAATGCTTCGACGCCTCACCTTGCATCTTGGGCCAGTAATTATACACCAGCGGCCATGAAAAACTTAAGGGAAAGGGTCGCATCTGGTCTTATGTCGGTAGATCCTTCGGAAGTTCCAAGGGCTTTTGTGTCTGATTTAAAAGCAGCTTTTAAGGCCAAAAAAGATGCTCTTGGGGAAGTTTACGGCAAGTCTTTAAAATCTTTAGACGTTGAAGTTGATGCCACAAACGCCGAAAAACCTTTATACGATCTCTTGGAAAAGTATCGTTTAAAAGCGGAAGAGGCTGTGCCTGGTTTTGAGCAAAGACTAAAGGATGCTGGCGAAGAGTCTGTGGGTTTTGTTGATGAGTTGGGAAGACCACTTAAAGCAGCGGACGACTTGGCTGAAAAAAGTGCTAAAGACTTAGAAAAAATTGACGTTCAAAATTACTTGCACTTAAAAGACACCATTAGCCAGTACACACGAGGCGGTGGGGATACAAACCTACTACAAGGAAAAGACATTGTTGGTTATATGGATAACCTAAATGATCTTACAAAAATTAGAAAAAATGTAAACGTCCAAGGCATGAGTAAAGTTGACCAGGATTTAGTTCGCGTTTCTAAACAAGTAGTAGACGATGTGAATAAGTCCTTAGATGACACTCTTATGGGTCAAGAATTTAAGAATGTAAAAGGCCAATACAATAAACTCTATGAAATTGGGGACACTGTAAAAACATACGCCGATGACCCAAAGAAGGCCGAGGGGCACTTAAGAAATTTACAAAGCCAAGCAAACTTTGAGCGACGAGCCCAAATGGAAGAAATGGGAAAAGCCCTGGGTGTAGATGTTCCCGAGTATGCAAATGACATGTACACGTTAAGTCAGTTTGGAAGACCTGCATCTGCGGCAAAATACGTTGGCGGATCTTCGGCTACGGCACAAGAGGCGGCGTTAGGTTTAGGTGCTGGGTACGCTGGGTACACAATAGGCCAAGAGGTGCCTGGTATGTCTCCATTCTTAACAGCGGCTATTGCTGGTTTAGCTGGTAGAAAGTTGGCAAGTCCTGCTAATCTTAGAAGATACGCAGAGGCCGGAAATAAAGTGAGGCAAGGCGGACAATTAATGCAAAACATGAGCCCTATACCTCAAGGGGCTATTAACCTTTGGGAACAAGTTAAGGAGAGAAAATAATGGATGCACCCGTAGAAGAGGCAGGAAAAATGAAAAAAAAGTATGGGAAATACGACGACTACGAAGTTGAAGGCTGGGCGAGAACTCTTATGGAAGCCGAAGAAATTAAGGCCGACAAAGAAAAAATGAAATACGTGCAAATGTGTATCGAAAAGAAAAAGAAAGCTATCAATTCAATCGACGACCTTCGCAGTAAAAGAGAAGAACTAATGGAGAAAGAAGATGACTAAAGCAAGTATGAGTTCCATGAAGAACCAAAAGAAACCGCATAAAAAACCAAAAAAAGAGATCCGCTCTATACAAGATCTTAGAGATAAGTATGAGAAAGTGAAAAAGGAAAGTGGAAAAAGTTCTTATTAATATCCTTGTTGGCGGCGGAATGACCTGTGTTTTCGGGTTAGTCGCCTACCTTTTAAAAAGATTAATTGAACAAAATGATGCCTTCCAAAAAGAAACCCGTAGATCTTTTAAAATTTTACGGGAAAAAGTAGACACCCAGGCCCTTACCTTAAACACTTTCAAAGCACAAATTGAAAGAGACCTACGAAACTCAGCATTCGACACGAGTACAAAAGCCAGGATGAAAGCTCTTCTTGACGGGCTTTCGAAAGTTGAAGGGGACATGGCACGCATGCGCCCTGACATTGCAAAGTCCACTCAAAACTACGGCAAAATAATGTGGATACAAGAAAAATTAGAGGCCCAAGATACTAAGCTCAAGGGCCTTTATGATGTAATGCTTAAGATAGTGCACTCTCAAAAGCCTTAGGGTCAACAATATGCTCTAAAGCCATAAGGTCCGCAGGACTAATCCCTGGCACAGCTTCAAGTTCTTCAAGAGTTAAGGGGGCCCATTTAATTGGAACCTTAATTTCGTGAAGCTCTTTTAGCTTTACTTCTTTGGCCTCGTCGTCTTCTTTTATTTTTATACGAAGTTCGGAGTAGTTCTTAAGTTCTTGTTGAACTTTATCTACTAACCTATTGATTCTATAAGCACTTTTCACACTAGGAAAAGCCTCACAGTTATACACTTTTCTTACCCCTTGGATAAAAACAGGTGTGTTTTCGAATGCTTTATAGGGTAGTTCAAACCCTCTTTTTGGTAACTCTGATACTTCACTCATTGGTGCGTCTCCTTTGTTAATTAAATAATTCTTTTGCGTATTCGTACCCATGTATAGCTATGCAATGTAAAAACTCATACGTGGTATCCCAATTCTCTGGGGACACTACAATCCCCACTCCCCCAGCATTTGATATTGCTTTTAGCTTATATCTTTGAAGCCCATCTGCATCTTCGTACTCATCTTTTTTTAACTCCAAGGCTACAAAGCAGCCATTTATACAACATAAAAAATCAGGCGTGCCCCGTAAGGCGACCTGCTGAATTTTCTCGATCCAACTGTTTGGGAGCGAGTCCAACTGTGGACGAATCTTCTCCTTGAATTTCGTCTCTTCCTTTTTCCCCAAGTGAACTTCTCCCCTTCCACGGCTGCTTGTCTGCAAGACTCTTCTCAGAGTAATCAATACCAACAGTCAATGGCAATCGTTTATATGGGTAAATATTCTCCATAATACCCTTAATATCGTCCAAAATATCCTCTTCTCCGTAAGCTATTTCAAACACTAGCTCATCGTGAATATTTAAGATCATTGATGATTGCAAGGGGAGTAGTATTTCGTCAATCGCATTCATTGCTTTTTTAACTACATCCCCGGCTCCGCCTTGCATTAAAGCATTCGTAGCTTTGTAGCAGAGGTTTCTTTTTGGGTAGTAGCAGACTCTTCCAAGCCAGTTGAAAATGAACCCGCGTTTTTCAGCAGTTCTAGTGACTGCGCGGATAAGGGTTTTGATCTCTGGAGCAGCATTAAAAATGGAGCCTTGGATTGCTCTTGCCTTATTCTCAGTAACTCCAAGATCACGAGCAAGTGCTGCGATGCCTTGTCCATAGAGTGTTCCGAAGTTGACTGTTTTTGCTTCGTATCTTGAGACTCCTGCAATCTCTGCTGTTGCGGTGTGAACATCTAATCCCCCTAAAACTTTGTCTATCAGTGCTGTGCAATTGGCATAGTCTGCCATCATTCGGTATTCTACTTGGTCGTAATCAAGCATTGCAAAAAAGAAACCTGGGCGCGGGATAAACGCACGTCGTACAACAAACTCTTCTTTTAAGTCATCTTCGCTTGATCTTTTTAAATTTTGTAAATTAGGGTTTGAGCTTGAGAAACGCCCTGTTCTGGTGCCGCCAGAGTTAAAGTCTGTGTGAATAGCACCCTCTTTGTCGGCATGATAGATAAAGCCGTAATAAAAGTCTATTTCTGCTTTGGCTTTTTTGTAGTCGAGAATACATTTTGCAGCCGGGTGAGGAATTTTTGCCAAAGCGTCGGCATCGAACGATGGGTTTCCCTTATCCGTATAGGACCAAGCATCTTTGTGGGCTGCAAATATATCTGAAAATACTTTCCCCGATAAGATGAACTCAACTCCGGTCTCTCTTTTAAATGCGCTAGTAGCTCTTTCCATTTGCTCGGAGTTATGTTCGACAGCTCGTCTACAAAAATCATTGTCGATTTTTGCCCCTCGCATTTGCATCCTGTGGATTGTTTTTTCGAGTCTAAGCTCATTGGCGTGCAAGTCCTTTATGTTTGGTTTGTTAGCAGGCATTCTCTGCGCTCTTTTCTCTATCTGCTCAAGCTGGTGCATCCCAAGTTTAAATGTGACTTTAGCATCTTGCAGACCATACTTAGTTATAATTTCAAACGGGACAAGATCGAATCTTTTTTGCTTAAACTTTTTGCCGTTTACTTCACGTTGGGAAGAGAGCTTATGTTTTTTTATGTACTCATCAACAGTCTTATCTTTTGGGCACCCTATACGTTCCCCTTGGGCCTCTAGCGTGTACTTATGATGCTCATTGTACTGCACTCGACCGCCAACTTTTGTGCAATGGACAGTGCCGTCCAAATGCAAATTATCTTGAGCCAAAATAGGAAGGTCGAATATTGCTTTTTGGATAAACCAGTAAGCATCGCCCGAGAAAAGGCGCTCTTGCATTTTTCTAAGGTGCTCTTCCCCCAGGAGTAAATCATCCGGAAGATTCGGGTACTGATTGAAATTAAAATAATACTCACCTTCCTTGGTGCCGATGATAATGGAGAATAATTTGTCACCATGAAAAGGCAACAGTCCAGTTGTCTCCGTGTCTAAGCTGCGAAAATACTGTCTACTAATCTCAAATAGTATGGCGTCAAAATTGGTGCGAGTGACGAGCATACTATGCCGAGGCTTGTGGTTTACGCCCCAAAGCTTTAATCTTTTGGCGTTTCTTTTCTTTTACCGCCTTGATTTTTTCTAATGCTTTAAGAGCTTTTGGTTTTAAGACAAGCCCACGCTTTAATCGTGCAGCATCAAGAACTGCATCTAAGCAGGCTGATACTGGGTGATTGGTGTCGAGGCTCATCTTCTCAAGGTACTTTTTATTTATTGTCTTAACTCGTGTGTATAGTACCACTTTTTCTTTCATTGCAATGACTCCTAGTCAATAATTGCGACGCCGAAAGGAGCTTCCGCCTGTTCCGTTTCAACCTCGTCTTGTTTCATTCGCTTTACCCATTTCTTTGGGTACTTTTTACCGCGAACATTTTCCCAATAATACCCACGTCCCTTTGCTAAATCTTTATTTTGAAAGGAAACATCTGCGGCTATTGTGACCGTAGGTATCTTGGACCGCTCTGCGACTATAGCAATATCCTCCATAAATAGCAATTTCATCATTGTCATTACATCTGGCAAGGCTGCATGAGGGAAGGGATTTAAAAAACCAGAACGTGCGGCCATAAATTCTAAGGTGCGGGTGCCGAGTCGTTCATAAGTATGCGTTGGAAGATCTTCCATTGTATCAATCCAAGGGCCATTTTCTTTTGCCTCTGGTATTAGCCGTTCTAGGATAATTCTATCAAACCCGTGGGCATTATGGGCCACTAAAAAATCCGGGTTATACTCTTTAATGTCTTCGGCCAAAACAGAGCCGATTGCGTCTCGGGGTATTCCATACGTTTGACATTGCTTAATTGTGATACCCGTTATTTTTTCTGCTACTGGGTCCATGACTTTAACTTCGTTGTTAAAAAAGCAGCGGGAGACGACTGGCTTATTGCCAAAATCTGTGTCGTAAACTACCCAAGCAGCTTCGGTAATGTCACAAGTTGTGGGCTCTGGTCCATTGGTTTCAAAATCTATTCCTAATAGTTTCATTTCTTCACTCTTCTCGTTGTGCGCGTTTGCGGAGTATTACGCGTGGCCCGCTCTGGGAGCTTTGCTTTTCCTGTTTCTTTGTCCCACTTGTCGTAAGTTTTTTGCGACATTTTGCCGTCTTTGACGAGTTGGGCGAACTTTCTTTTTTGAGCTTCGCTTTTGAATGGCATTCATCCCCCTTTGACACTACTTCGCACCCGGTACGTGTGTTAAATAAACCCAAGACTCTTTGGACTTGATCCAAACTTCGCCTGACTTTGTGGCTCTTACTTCCCCTATATCCGCATCCTTTGGTAGACCAAAACAAGTAGCAACTAAAGCTCTAAAATTTCCAGGATTAATAAGCTCGTGTAGCGGTGTTTCTAAGTCGCCTTTATCAGCCTCTTCAAGGTCTACAATAAAAGTATCCGCAGGGGCTAACTTTTTATTCATAACTCCTTTTAGAGCTATGAGACTTACCCCCTCAATGCTTATTGTCTTTTCAAAATCGCTTATATTTTCCATTTACATTCCTATCGGCACTTCGAATAAAACAAAAAGTGTTATCACATGCCCAAGTAAAAATCCTAAAAACCCCCAAATAATCTCCATAACTCCCCCCGAAGTAAAATTGTGGGCCGTTTTACTCTTGCCCAGGAGTACGCGTTTATAAGGTCGGCGGTAGACCTTGGCTATTAAAATTGTGCTTGTTGATTTACCTCACCGTTCTTCACAGTAGGGGCTGCGGGACCAGAAATATCGGCAGTGTCATCAACGTCATGGTCCTTGATATTTTGATTCGTGCTCATTAATTTTAGCCATTGAAACACGGGTTTCATTTCCTCTTCTGTTACGTTGCGCGCTTTTCTCACAACAAACTTTTGATAATTTTTGTCGCCGTCTTTTACTGACTCTGTGCCAATAGTCCACGAGACATTAAAGCCAGGTTGATTTAAACCTTTCATCATTGCAAAGTGGGAGGCGATTTTTTTGCCTTCCTTAAACCCAGCACTTGAACGAAAGTTTATTAACACAGGGATTGGAAAAGCCTCTTCCTCTTTAGTCACAACAAAAGCATAAAAACCATATTGGCGTTGGCGCTTTAATTGTTGGACACCTCTATCTGGGTCTGTCTCTTCATACTCCCATTCTAAATGGTCGTTGCCTGCATTCCAAGGCTCACTTCTTACCCATGCCGCAGGAGTTTCACGAGTGAAAATCTCCCAAGACTTTTTTAGCATGAAGGGGATAATCTCAACAGTCTCACCTTTTTTGGCAAGTAAAGACTCTTCAACAGAGTTGATAATATCGCCTTGGTTAAAGCTATCTGGAACCCATTTACTTGTGCCCTGCATGAGCAGCAAACGGGGTACGATGATATCTGTGTGGTCGGCAGCTTCGTTACCTTTAAAGCTCAAGCTCGAGTTGTCTACTAGACTTGCGCTTTCCTTTTTTGCTGGTAGATCTTGCTTTTTTTGTGGTTGTTTTTTTCCTTGTGACATTTGTTGCTCCTTTGGTTTCTAATGCGTCTAATCTGTCTGATAAATTTTGTAGCTTTCCTAATACATACATTTTATACGAATGGTTCGTGTGGCTGGTCCTATCAACGGATTGCCCTTGCCCTTCGTAAAATTGTATTTCACTTTCAGTAAACTGTTTTAATTCTTTTGCTGCTGTTTCAAAGCCTTCCTTAATATCCATTATACTCTCCTTAAACTTTCCCATTACGTTGTTGCTTTTAAATATGTGTAATCACTTGTAGCATCTTCTACTCCTGGGGGCAGCCAACAAAAATCATTTGCCGTTCTTTTCTCCGCCACTAATCCCTTAACATACGAAGAAAAAGTTCTAGCATTCACACTGGCTAAGTTATCAAACTCCCCATTTTCTTTGAGCCACCCCATTGCCTGCTCTTTATCAATCATCTTATAATACTCTGTCTGCATTATTTTGACTTTTCCGAAAGGGCCTTCATTCTCAGTTTTATCAAGTGCTTGAAGTGCTGCAATAACCTTTGTCTGAGCTTCCTTTGTCTCCGCTTTAATTTCGTTAAACCTTTTTTCCGCTTTCTTTTGGTACTCTTTTTTCTCGAGAAAGTCTTTACACAATTCATCTAACTCTTCTACCGTTATACTCATTTCTTAATCTCCTTAAACTTTTACAAAGTCTTTTAATACTTGATAGCCAATGTTCTTCTTGCTTGCAAGTGCAAGTTGTACTTGTTCGTCAATTGTACCGGGCGTCACTAAGTCTATTCGGGTGACTTTGGCGTGTCGTTCACTTCCACCCCGGAAGTTTCTAGCTTCTGCTTGAATATCATACTCCAATGAGAAGGAACGGCTATAAAATATAGAGTGAGAGGCGGCGACAAGATTAATCCCAATGCCCCCACTACCAGGATGACCAATGAGAACAGAAATAGAAGGATCATCGTTGAAAGAATCAACGGCAAGCATTTTATTCTTTTGCGTAACCCCTCCGTGAACTTCGACATACTTAAGCTTGAGCTTTTCGCAGACTTCTCTAATATCATTATAGTTCTCCTTAAATACAGCCCACACAAGCACCTTATGCGCGGGGGTAATGTCCTCTAATAATGTTTTTAATGCTGCTTGGCGCGGGTTACCTTTAAACCTTTGTGCGCTGCGCTCCCCTGCGCCCTCTTCAACATTAACAAACCCAGAGACTATCTGCTGCAATCTTAGGGCTTTAGTGATAGCAAGCTCCGCAATGGCAGCCTTGTCTTCAATATAGGCAATGAAATTATTTTTCATGGCGACGTAAGCTTTTTCTTGATCTTTACCCATTGGTACTTGTATCGTTTGCTTTACCAGGGGGGGAAGGTCCAGACAATCAATCTTCTCGACAAACATACTTTTACGACGTAACAACATTTTGATCTCATCAGCGGCCCCTTCCCTTGGGCACCAATTTGGAAAGTAGTTTTGCTTATTCATCCCAGCGTTCTTATCAACAAAGAACCTGCCTCTGAAACTGAAAAAGTTTTTCCCAAAAGTTCTCCCATTATCTAATATTCTAAACTGAGCAAACACATCCATAAGGGTGTTCAAAATTGGTGTACCTGTTAGGAGATATTTGTAATAGACAAGATCCGCAAGCTCAACACCCGCCATAGTTCTCGCAGTACGCATTTCCTTGCAACGATGGGACTCATCGAACACTAGACACTCCGGAGCCCAAGACTTAAAAGCCTCTAAAAGTGGACCGGGTGCCCTTCTCTTCCGTGCATCTTTTTTGCTTCCCATAGTTAGGGACTCATAGTTAGTGATAAAGACAACATCCCGGTCCTTATGCTTTTCAACAATTTCTAATCTCTTTTTTGCCGTGCCATACACAATGACAACATCCTTTGGCTTAAGATTGGAGTGCATGAGAAATTCTCTACGCCAATTCTCCAATATAATAGGTGGCCCAATGACTAAAGTTCTAAGTAAACGCCCGTGTTTTAGGTACTTGAGACGAAGTGTATTGATACACGCCATTGTTTTTCCGGCACCCACTTCAAAGAAAAACCCGTATCCTTCAAGGTCCTTAGCCGCTTCGATGGCTTTTAATTGATGAGCCCAGGGCTCTACTTTAAAAAAATTACTAGGAATCATTGGTGCGTATCCTGTATCATATAACTTGCGCCACGGAGGGCTAGTCTTGCCCCACGGATGGGGCTTTTCTTCTTGCAATATCTATTTGATGTTCTTGTTCTATTTCAACGGCCTCCGGGTTTTCCCAGTAGTCGGCAAACTTTATCAACTGCCAGTTGTAAAAGCCTAACACTTGTTCTCTTCTAAGGGCGGGTTTAATAACATACTTATCGCTCACATAGTCCTGGCCTTTTTTATTAAACTTAATGCCGTGATATCTTTCAAGCCCTGGTAAAGTGTGTTGTACCCCTTGATGATATTTGTCCAATGTTCGTGCTAAAATAAAAATATATTTCATTTCTCACCTTTCAGATACTCTTGCCAGCGGGTTATGGCCTTAAAGCATTTACCCCTCCAATCTTGTAATATTCTTAATGATCCTTCTTTGTTCATTTGGTCCCAATCTAGGCTTCTGCTTTTTGACATTGATAAGATATGCGCCAACTGCTTCGCTTCATCAAGGAGCTTATTTAGTGGAGCTACGTGTTCATCGAACCATTTATTTAAACATTCAACTGTTGGAGAAATATAGTTCCTTAGTTCCTTCGGCTTATCTTTAGGGAAAACATCGTCCTGTAATCCCACTGGCAATATTTCGTATTTCCAATCTGGCCTATCTATATGCTTTATTTCTTTCACCTCGGTAGTCTCTTCCCGCCTTCTACTTATATCTTTCATCCAACCAAGAAGGTGGCCCACTCCTTTGTCACTAACCCACTTGTGCGCCCAGTTCGCCCCAGCCCTGTAAGCTGATTCAATAGTTGGTTCTTTATAATTATCCTGTAAGCCTTCACGACTAGCCGCCGATATTTTCATTACTTTTTCTATTTGTTTTTCTCTTGCTTTTTCAAAGTCTGTCACATCTCACCTCGGTAGTCTTTGAGTGCATATTTTGCTATGATCCCTAATTCATTATGGTCACCATTCGATGCTTGGTCTTTACCCATGATATGCTCTAAAGCCTCGGCCAACTTATCCGCTGCGGATTTTAATTCTCTATAATCTTTGAACCAAACAAACTTACCAGTTTCTTTATTTAGCTCACCTTCAAAACAATTATATCTAGGAATATCTCTAGGCCCTGTCATTCGGATTCCTTCTCACAAGTATTAAGATCACATGGATAATGCCCACAAGTTTTCTTGCACTCACAAGCTCTTTGCGCTTTTCCATCTAAAGGATATTTTATTGGGCATAGTGAGCACCCTGTAAGCAATAAGCTTAGTAGTATTATTTTCATTCGGACTCCTTTTCGGCTAGCTGGATCTTTTTTAAGGTTCTTTCAATTCTGTCAGGAGCTACAACATTAACGCCCTTATATTCTATGGACATCTCAAAGTCTATTTTACATTCTTTTAACTCTGACGTTGCGACCTCAAGCTTCCCCTTTAACTCTTCTATTTCTCTATCCTTCTCGTCTATTTCTTTCTGGCGCTCGGTGTAGGCCACTCTTGCCCCAAAAAACATAGCTCTCCAATATATTCCTTTTTGTTTTGGGTTTTCTTGACTAAATTTAATCCAAGTCTTATCCATCGCCCGCTCAAATTGCTCGTCCATTATTGCTCAAACCCTTCTTTGTCTAGGTACTCTTCAATCTCATTATAAGTGTGCATAACGGCTTTCCCATACGCGGGTGTCTCGGCCAAAACCCGCATCGTCTCATCCATTATAGAAAGCACACAAAGTAACGTGATCTCCTCTTCGCTTGGGCCACCCTCTATAAGAGTTTTGCAAAGAGAGTTCATTCTCGGAGTCCAATACTTCTCTATTATTACTGCATTCATTACTCACCAATATATGTTCCATACGCCGTCCATTAAAACTGCATGTGCTTGCATCGTAATACGCCACTTGTCGGTTGGTCCACTGAAAGGTTTTATTTGATGCACAAAGCGCCCTGAATGAAAGAGCATCGTATCAACTTTGTGTGAAACCAATCCCATTGGGTTAATATTAGGAAGCCGCTCTAAAACTTTCTCCACCCCATGCTCATCAATATCCTCGGCTGTTACATCCCAAACAAACATCCCCGCATCGTCAGGGATCTCAACTGCTATAACAGGAGTAAATATAGTGTGATAGCCAATCGTTTTACCCCAATCAAACTTGTTAAAGGGTACATCAACATGTGGCCTTGCAAGGGGTGCCTCAAAGTCTTTGTCATACCTAAAGACATGAAACCCCGGTATGGAAACCCCCGGCATGTATTGCACAGGCATCTTTAGCTTTTCTTCAAACCACTCTAAGTAATATCTATAGAGATCCGGAAATGTTTCTACTAATTGAAAGTTTGTCTTTGCAACAAAGGCTTCATACTCGTGATTGGTAAAATTATCTTTGTCTTTATAGCTTGCAGAACCATAGGTCCAAAAGTTCTCACGCCTCTTAATAGCAGGGGAGTGGTCATAAAGACATGCTTCCTTTATTGTCTCCGCTGTATATGATACGTGAAACGGGAAGCGTTTAAACTCAGTCTGTATATCTAATCTCGTCTCCATAATCCCCTCTTAATAACATTGCACAGTAAATATCCCCAGAGTTATCCACATTTGCGTATTCATCTTCTATCTGTGCTTGCATTAACAGCACCATTATTAATTCAATCATCTAATACCACTTTGGTTTAATGTTACAGACCCACTTGCAATCAGGGATCGTTTGTCCTGGTTTACATTTCCAACATTTGTTCTCTGTATCTGGCGACGTGGAACACCCCATTAGAAAGACGACTAAAAAAATGCGCATCAACATCTTCCCTTTTCTTTTGGCCACCCTTTTTCTTCGGTGTCACCTATACCGTACTCATTAAGCCTGCCTAAAAATTTCTCAATCGCCTCGTCAGTAGGCGGGCCCTTTGGGTCATGCAACATGTTGTAAATTAGTTCTAAAAGACTTCTATATTCTTGGAGCCGTTCTCTGAGTATCTCAAGTTCTTTTTCACGAGTACACATATAGAACCCCCTGTTGCTTGCAACGTGTCGCGGTGCTTGCAAACTAGGATAAGCTTGACTAATTGTCAAGTTTTCACGATCCTTATTTTTCAACAAGTTTTGGTCGTTGTCTAGACATCCTGAGGGGCATTATATGATACAGATAAGAAAGCTACGTGAATTTATTCCAAAAGGCCAAACAGCGCCAAAGAAATACGACGCACCGTTAACCCCGGATATAGTGTTCAATACTATTGAAGACTTGTTATCTAGTATTAATGATACGGTCAACAACATTCCTGAAAGTGAGCGATATAATTTATTTTGTACGTTACACAATGTTCCAGATACTCCGGAAGGGCGGAAAGAAAAAGCGTGGGGCACCCAAGAACTAATCATGTTCGATATAGACGGGATACCCCACAACCGCGACGATAAGTTAGACGAAGCTTATCTTGAAGTGTTAGCCGATGCAATCAATGTTCAAAAAGAAAGCATTTTACAAATACTAAGTGGCGGCGGGTATCATTTTGTTGTCAGGCTTAAGAACCCCATAAAAGATATTGATTTTTTTGATAAAAATAGAATCTATTATCAAGTCCTTTGCTCCAGGATCAACGACCGATTGCGTGACAAGGGCTTGCAAGGGGTGGCCGATGCAGCGGTCTTTGCACCAAACCGAATGTTTAGGCTGCCCCTTACCTTAAACATAAAGCCTGACCGCCCAAAGGTTTGGGTCAAGCTTTTACACTCGCATCTGGAAGCGATTGATTTAGATTTACAAAAGGCAAGTGGTCTGCCCTTGTTAACAGAAAAAGATTTTATTAGTGAAAGGGAGCTTTCGTACTTGCGTGTTGACACAAGTTCTGTTGAAGATGAGTGCGAATATTTAAAATGGGCAAAAGAAAACCAGCAAGAAATGTCAGAGCCCCAATGGTACGCGATGCTAAGTATCGTGGCACGCCTTGAAGGCGGAAAGGAAAAGGTTCATGACTACTCAAAATATCACCCAAGTTACAACGAAACTGTTACTAACAGAAAGGCGGAACAATCTCTTGGAGCTAGTGGTCCCAGGACATGCGACAATATTAATAGCATGTGGAAAGGATGCAGTAAGTGTGTGCATTACAAGAAACTCCGATCTCCCATTGCCATTAAAGGTCAAGACTTTATCGCCACTGCTCATTCAGGGTTTCATGCTCTTAACGCAAAGGGAAGTCTTACACCGCAGTACGACGACTTAAAAAAGTTTTATAACAAAAACAAGCCTTACTTAAACGTCAACAACGTCCACTACCAGTACACGGAAAACCACTGGCAAGAGTTGTCGGATGTTTATATTGATAATTTCGCCGAAGAATACTTCTACCCCAAGGCTAAAAACACCATGGCCAATGAATTTCGGGGTAAAGTAAAGCGCACAAACCTACAAAACCCAGAGTGGTTTAGAAAATCCACAAACCGTCGGCTGAATCTTGCCAATGGTGTACTAAATATTGATACAATGGAGTTAGAGCCCCATGACAAAAAGTTCGGATTTAAAGCAATCCTTGATTTTAACTATGATAAGGAAGCCAATGCTCCAACCTTCACAACTATGCTTGATGGCGTTACGTGCGGAGATAAGACACTCCAAGCTAATTTGTTGGAATACATGGGGTATTGTCTTTCAAACGACGATCCCAGGGCAGACAAAATTTTGGTATGCACGGGGGAAGGTCAAAATGGAAAGTCGAGATTCCTTAATATACTCCGGGCGCTTGGGGGAGACGCGGTTACTTCTCTCGGCGTGCGAGACCTACAAAATGCCTTCCATTTACAAGCCCTGGACGGTGCCCTATTTAATATTTTGGAAGAGGTGCCATCGTTTACTGAAAAAGATGTTTGGGAACTCATCAAAGGACTTGTCACAGGCGCCGCTGTTACCGCAAGCAGAAAATTTAAAGATCCCTATTCCTTCTGCAACAAAGCCAAATTCATAATGACTTGTAACGAGCTTCCCAAGGGAGCTAACCCCAATCACGGTTTTTTTCGTAGGCTTTTAATCGTGCCCTTTAACGCAAAATTCTCACATGAGTTAGGAAATATTGATGTAAATATAGACCAGCGCGTCATTGAGAATGAATTGCCCGGCGTTTTAAATCTAGTGCTTAACGCTTATCACGCCCTCAGGGAGCGTGAATACCAGTTCACTGACTCCAGGGCCGTAAGGGATGCCTTGATAGAATATAAGGAAGACATGGACTCTGTGGCTCGCTGGGTGGCCGATCACATAGAAGTCGGGGAGCCCATTAATAATGATACGGGAAGCGCGCCCGATTGGATGACAAAAGATAAGGATGGCAACCCCTGTGCCGATGTTGAGGAAATGTTTACTTCTTACGCAAAACGCTGCAAAGATCTTGAAGAACGCCCCGTGGCATTTCGAACTTTTTCCAAGAGATTATATGGCGTGTTAGGGGCCCGAGAAGTGATGGGCCAAAAAGACAAAGTGATGGGCCACAAACGGACCCGAATCAATGGTGTGAAGCGTCGAGTGCTGTACGGCGTCACATGGCACGATGAGTCTGCGTGGTGAGTCAATTGTGTTGGACCGTTTGTGATGGGCCAGTGGACCGTGTGGCGGGGGAGCGATGGGCCAGCGGGAAAGTGTTGCGGGGGGCGGGTTTGACCTATCTTTGGACACTTGGGCCAGTAAATATTAGTATTAATTAATATATTTTTTTTTTATAAGAACTAAAACATAAAAAGCCCCTAAAAAGAGGGGGGATAAAAAATATTATATTAAATAGGAAATCAAACGGTCCAACGGGCCAGAGACCACAAAAAAAGGCCCCAAACCCGCCGGTCTGAGGCCACCCAACGCAATGTTCTGGCACGGTGCCAAAACAGAGCATGTAATAAAATCAAAAATGTGGATAAGTCTGTGGATAACTCATCAAAATAACCTAAACTCTTCTTTGCCTTGGATACAATCCTGCAAGTAGTCGATCAAAGGCCAAGGTTGCCAAATACCCTCAAACAATCCTAAACTAATACCGACAAAGAGTAAAAGGAGCAAGGCATGGCGTCCGCGTGGGAAAAATTTAAAGCAGGCTTTCAATCGAAAAATAAACGCTATGGCGTTGGACAAGCCAAGCCTAATCTTACCAAATTTGGGGACACCCCCAAAGAGATTGACAAAAAGAAGTCTATTTGGGAAGCCCAGCAAAAGAAAAATAAGTAACCTCATTTTTGCCCCCTTACAGATATTGAAGCCCCATAGCCCGCTTCCATTAATTTTTTAATATACGCCAAAGCGGCCCCCAATTTAAAATAATGTTTGGAGCCCGTTTGCCCCTCGCCCGTTACAATATAAACTTTTCCCATTACCAGCCCCCATTTTTATTGATCCAATCCTGCGAAGCATTGCCCATGCCCTGCGGTTGTGTTTGGCGCAACGGCATTTGGCCCCCATAGTTTGAGGCTTTCTGGCGTTGGATATCTAAACTTCGCTGATAATTCATGTCGTTGTTTAATTGCATAAGTGCTCCCATAACTTGCATAGTGTTTGGCCCTTCCTCTGTCTGTGTAGTAGCACAGCCTTGAGTGAATAGCGCCACCGATAGAATAAGGATTGTTGCCCCCACTCCTTTAAAACTTTTTGTACTTCCTTCTCGCTTATCTTTTTTACTTCGCATAACGTACCCCCTATGGTCGTTTTTCGTTTAATTAAATTCGCATCTTCTAATAACTGCAAAAATACTAGAAACTTAGTGCCTTCAAAAGGCCGTGGCCTGTGCCTACGCCACACTGAATATTGGCTTAGTGTTTTCATAGTGATAACTCCCTTTTTACAGACTCCGCATAGAGCCCTTGGAGCATACTTATAAAGTTACCGCGTGGTATTTTATAAAGTTCCACGAATAGCCTTAGGTGCCCCACTGGTGTTGCGCATACTCCGCGCTCAATGTTCGAAATATATTGGGGCGAATCATACCCAAGTTTGTCTGAAATATCTTTTTGAGTGAAACCGGCATTTTTACGGCATGCCATTAAATATTCCCCCAAAAATTCGCGTTGTTTTTCTCCCATTCTCATTGAAACCTCCCTTTTAATAAGTGCTTATTTTTAAGTACCTGTTTTTCAACTAAGCCGATGCCGCCCAACTGGTGACTTCTAGTTTCAATATTCTCAATACATTTTTCAACAGCCTCTTTACATGTTTTAGCCCAAGTTGTTGTTGCGAAGTAATCCCCAGCATAAAAAAGGTCTATCTTTTTGTAGTCTCGTTTTTCACCATAGTTAGTTTTACTCATTGGTCCACTCCTCTAAATTAAGTCTTTTCGACGGTTAACATATTTCACGGGTACATTTGAAATATCATTCAAGGCCCCGTAATCATCGACCAATAAATAGGTGTCACCATTTTCCATGATAAAGCCATAAGACGGATTGCCCCATTGATTAGTCCATGCGTAAATATTGCGTATGCTTTTGATTCTCAATTTATATTTTGTTGGTGAGCCTTTTTCTGAAAGCGTATTTTTGTAGGCGTACCTTTCAACAATTCTTTTACGTTTCATTTAACTACTCCTTTCATTGATTCGATTCATTACTTTGCGGGCCTCTTCATAGGTCTTTGCCGGGACTCTTCCGAGCCCAACAGTGCCATTGTCAAGGCGCCATGTGAAACCGCGCGTTTCAATAACCCAAGACCTTTTGTCCTCTGGGTTTGTCCATGGCACCGCCCCAAAAATTGAGGCCACCGCGCCGGTGTTTTTATTTCGCCATATTTTTGATCCAATAATTTCAATAACTTTCATTTTAAAACTCCTTTAAAAGAGGCCCCAACATTGAGGCCCCATGTTTTTAGTCGATATCGCCCGTGATAGTGAAACTTTGTTCACTCGTGTTTGTGACGGCTTTGTGCCATGTTCTAAGGAGTATGGTTCGGTGTTCACGCCCCGAGTGCCTTACCTTGCCCTTAATATAGCCGGTCTCTTTATTTACGAAGCCTGAAAAATTGGGCCTGTTTCGCCCCGCTTGGAGTTTTCCCTCAATGAATCTTGAAGAGCGCCCCCAACGTGAGTCCTCATCCGGGTGAATATCTGCTTTGACTTTTGAGTCCATTGGAATGAAGAAAAATTCACCTTGCCGGATCACTTTCAAACCTTTGGCTTTGGCTTCATGGACTTCATTCGGGATTAAGGCATGATAAGCCTCTTCAATGGTGGCCACCGGTTTAGGGATCTCGACTAAAAAAGGATTAAAAATTGAATGCGCTATCTCTTCGCGGTCGATATCAAACAAAAAGAACTTTGATTCAATTTTAAAGAGAAAGGCCCCGGTAAAATGAACATCTTCAAAAAGAAACTCCGGAGTCTCGTATTTTTTGCCTTTTTTGAGTGCTTGCTTCTTATCATAGCTTGAAAAATCGGTGTTCTCATATTTTCGGTTTATCGTCTCGTCACTCCCACGCTCCAAAATCTCAATGGCGTTTAGGTCTAGACTTGCTTCAATGAAGACCGAAAACGGAAGCATAGGCACCATTGAGCCTAGCGTTTCCTGTACGGGGGTTATCGACCGATTATTGGAAGAGTTTCCAAAGGCCACTGTTCGACCTATTAAAGGCAAAATTGAACTATTGCCGAGCACTATGCCATTGATTCGCGCTGCTATGATATTTTGGCGGACTTCCATTACTCCGCCGGTGTCGTTGGTTATCATAGACCTGTAAACCAAAGCGTTGGGGACACTCACATATTTGCCATATTTACCGGACTCACCTCTCAAAAAACAATTGATGGCTTTTTCGAAGTCCTGCTTTGGGTCTTTTATTTTTTGATATTTTGGCGCTCCTTTAAAAGCACCGGATAAGTCACTCAATTCTGTTTTTTTGTACCTTAATACATTTTTCATTTTAAAACTCCTTTGCGTTGGGTTTGGTTAAATTCATTGGTTTATATTCACTTCATTTAAATCACTCAATTTTGAAAAGCCTAAATCAATGGAGTCTAGTGACTTCAATTCAGGCTCCAAAGCTTTAACTTTGGCTTTTCTCTCAAGATATTTCGCGCGCTGTTCTTCTTTTCTGCGTTTTTCGCGCTCCTTTACTTGAGCTTGAATTTCTTTTTGGCGCTCCTTTGAGCACTTCGCTCCATATTTTCGAAGCGCGTCGATTTTGGTCAATATGTATTGAGCTTCATTGAAAGCGTTGAGTCTCTTATCTTCTCCGAGTTTCACGTTCTCAAACCTTTCAAGCTCTTTAAAGTGCTCTTCATAAAGGTGTTCAACGTCGATTCCTTTTGAGAGGCTTTGGCGTTGGTTTACATAAAGGTCAATTTTTATGTTTAGCTCTTTAAGGAGTGACTCTAATTTCCACTGGTGACTCGACGTTGACGGGCTATAGCTGTAATCATTGAAGACTAAAGTGCCATTGAAGTTTTTCAAATATTGCCACCACGAGTAAGAGTAAGCACTAAGTGTCTCAGGATAGAACGTATTCGTGCCGGTTGAATTGCTATACATATTTGATCGTTTTTTAAATTTCAGTTGTGGGTTATCAAATGAATTGAAACTCATGATTACGCTCCTTTGATAGCGGTTACAATTTTTCTTAGGACTTCAAACCGGGTTTGAACAGGGCTTTGAGCTATTGATTCAAGCACTTGTTCTCGGTCCAATTGAGCCACTAAGTACATTTCGCTTGACGTGTTCTCGTGTAAACTCTCTAAAAGCTCTTCATTGTCTTCATTATCTTCAATGTACCAAATTGATTCGTTGGCATAACCGGCTGTAACTCCATTGAGCCGGTCTGTTGGTTGAAAGGTGGCATTGAAGAGCGCCTCTTCAATAATGGCTATGATTTGATTATCTTGGTCTGCAATGATTAAGGTTGAAGTGCCATTGGACTCCCAATCAGTGGTGTAAAATCTAAAATCTGCGGGCTCCATGTATTTATCTTCAAGGTTTAACTCTCTTAATTTTTTCATTTAAAAACTCCTTTGCGTTGGGTTAATTAAATTATTCGCCGGTTACATAATCATAGTGGTGCTCATAATCTACTTGAGCGGCTTGCTCATCTTGAGCAGTTAAGATCTCTAAACGCTGGTCTAGATATTTATAGCTCAATGGCTTACGACTATCCAAAAGACCGTCTCGAAGCTCTATGAGCTCACTCAATGGCATGCTGTCTATGTCCATGGTAAGCAACATGTCACCACAAACGCTCAATGTATTTTGAGCTCTATTGATTCGAGTCCTGAATTTACTTATTGTTTTTTTATCCATGTTTTACTTCCTTTGCGTTGGGTTTGTGTAAACTTTTATTTGTTTACCTATTTAGTATATCGGCACCTTGCGTCAAAAGTAAAGGGTAAACTGCATTTTATTTAGCTTTTTTTGAGGTGTCTCAAAGTGAACACACTAGACTTGAGAGCACCGGGTCACATTCCGCCACCGCGCCGCAAGGTCCGAAATTCGAACATATATAAGGTCACGTTGGAACCGCGCTGCAAGCGCCGAACATGCGACGCCGCAAGAACCTAAGTGATATCAACTACTTAGTACTGTAACTTATAGCCATAAGTCACACGCGGCGCGCGTCAAAGATAACATATTTAAGATGGGGGGTGGGGGGCTCCGGAGTTCGAATTTGATATTCCCTGTGTCCGATATTCTTAAAAATTAGATTGTCATTGAAAAATTTTTAAAAAATTGAGAAATTCGTAAATGCGGGCCCCCCGCTCCAACGTGTTCGCGATGGCCAAGTGGGGGTGTAAGGGTTGGTTTTACAAATTAAACCTCTGTTGGATCAGCCCCCCGCACCACGCACCAAGGAGAAAGCACCAATGAATGTAGGCCAATTGGTTTTCAGTCACCGAGTAAAGACTGGGTTACAAAAATTTGAAGAGTGGGAAGCGGAGAAGGATGCGGATTACGCTTTAATGTATTTGGCGATGACCAAGCCAAAGGTTAAGGACGCGCAGATTGACCAAGTGACTTTTGGTAGTTTGTTATTAAATGCGGGCTGCGTGCAGCTTGTTGATGTTGCCGAGTGTTTTGGTGAGGACGCCGCAAAAGAATTAATAGAGGCTTTGCAGGAAAAATATATTGAGCCCTATTTGTCGGAAGCTCCTAAAGATGAGCAGTGATTTTCCTGGCCCTATAAATAAGCAGTTAAAGACGTTATCGGAGAATCAGACTGGTGTTACGATTTTTGATAAGACCGATCCGCGCAGCGTTTATAATTTAGTCCCTGGTGCTATGCAAGATGCTATGGACGAGATTGACCCAAAGTTTTACGACTATCGGTTCGCGTCTATTGAAAAGCATTTGCGTCCGGATGTTCGGGATTATCAGTTACGTGTGGCGTTTTGGCGTGAGTACAATCACACGCAGGATAATTGGAAGCGCAGTATTTCTTTGCATGCAGTTATGAAGGGTATTTGTTCGGCTCATTATATGTGGAACGATGTTTTGCGAAACCCTTTAAAGCTTGCGTTTATTTTATTTCCTGTAACTGACATGCAGGCATCCATGGAAGAAATGATGGATCTTGGGTTAAGGGAAATGCGTAAGATTTTAAAGATGCCAAACTCTGGTAAGGGCGGGGCTAATTTGCCGGTGATTCGTGAGAAGATTAAGATTGTGGCGTTGTTGCAAAATCGTATTAAGGGTTCGGTGATACAAAGGGTGGCGGTTGACCAGCGTACGAATGTAAAGATTAGTTCTTCGTCTGAGGCGCCAAAATCTTTGGCGGAGATAAATCGTGAGATTAAGAAAATTGAGCGTACTGTTCGCAATGTTACAACAGAGGAAACCCCGGCAGGAGAAAGCGAACCTACCGAGGTTTCCGACACCATCCTAGAGGTTTCTCCCATGGCTAAAGGAGAACCTTTAGATGAATGATACGCTTGAATTGCAGGAGCGTAAATTAAAATTACTGCGGGACCGTGAACTTCTCATGGAAGAGCTTCCGCATCTTTATGGGTGGCCCTGGTACAAGTGGGCTTATGAGTTTTTCACTTCTAGAAACAAGATGAATCTTTTATGCGCTGCGAATCAGATCTCTAAAAGTTCGACGCAGATTAGGAAATGTATTGACTGGGCAACGGATCAAAACAAGTGGCCGGAGCTTTGGGGGCGGGCGCCGAACCAATTTTGGTATCTTTATCCTTCAAAGGAAGTGGCGACCGTTGAGTTTGAGAAAAAATGGCTGCCGGAGTTTATGCCACGGGGGGCGCAGAGAAATTCGGCCTACTATGGGTGGACGGTTGAGTATGAGAAAAAATTTATCAAGGCCATTCACTTTCGCTCTGGTGTGAGTATTTATTTTAAAACATACATGCAGGATCCAAAGACTTTGCAATCGGGTTCTGTTTACGCCACATTTTGTGACGAAGAACTTCCGGAAAATTTATACGACGAGCTTCGTATTCGTCTCGCAGGTACACAAGGATATTTTCACATGGTCTTTACAGCGACCATGGGTCAAGAAATGTGGTGGCGTGCAATGGAGGCCATTGGTCTTGATACGGAACTTTTCAAAAAAGCACAAAAGCGTACAATTTCTATGTACGATTGCATGAAATATATGGATGGGTCTAAGGGGCCATGGACTCAAGAGCGTATTCAAGAAGTGATAGACGGTTGTAAGTCGAAGGCCGAGGTTTTAAGACGTGTTTTTGGGCGCTTTATCAAAGAAGAGGGGAGAAAGTTTCATGCTTTCGATCCGACAAGACATTATGTGGAGCCTTTTAAGATACCCGCCGATTGGGTTCGCAGGGCTGGGTGTGACATTGGTTCGGGCGGCGAGGAGAATCATCCTTCGGCTCTTACTTACATCGCGGTCCGACCTGACATGAAGTATGGGGTCATCTATAAAGGGTGGCGTGGGGACGGCATACAAACAACTTCCGGGGATGTTCACGAAAAGCATGTAGAGCTTTGCGAACCGACTGAGCAGTTTGTAAATAAACTCTATGATTTTTCGGCAAAAGACTTCGGTACAATCACGGCAAGACTGGGCGATCCCTGGTCGAAGGCAGAGAAAAGTCATGAATTAGGGGAAGATATTATCAATACCTTGTTCAAAAATGACATGCTGCAAATATTTGATACCGACGAGCTTAGGAAGCTTGGAAATGAAATGATAACTTTGCAAAAAGCAACACCTAAGACCAAGGCCAAGGACGATTTTTGCGATTCGGCCAGGTATCCAATAGTCGATGTAGCATGGGATTTTACTGCTATCATGCCGAAAGATGATAGCAAAATGGAAGAAAACGTAATTAAATTACCACAGACCAACGAAGAGTGGCAGGAGTATTACATTGAGCAAAGAAGAGCAAGGTTTGAGGACCCAAAACAAGGGGAAGAGGACTGGGGACAGTCCTTGGCAGCAGATATCAACGAATGGAATGAACAATATGGCAATTAAGGATTTACAAGGAAAAGAAATTTGCGCTATTATCAAAACATGTGCAAGCGCAGGAGTCTCCGAGTTTGAAATTGGGGACTTTAAAGTTAAGTTCGGCACGCGCACACCAGAGCCCGAGGGAACAACGGCTCCGACTGAGGGGACTCAATCGCTACCGCCACAACTAGGAATAGTTGAAGAACAAAATCAAACAGAGCAAGTAGATTTACTTCAAGAA